ACCAAGGAACAGCCCCGACAAAGCCGCGAGGTTGCGCGCGCGAGGAAAAAATGGGCCAGCAAAAGGCCGCCAACAAATACGCCCGTGCGCGGGTACCTTATATCCGCAATTTTTAGGGGGTGCTGCAAAAAGCCGAAAAAATCACGCATTTTTGGAAAGAGGGTGCAGAAATTGACGAAGAAGGAAAAGGAAATCCGGGCAAGCCTGGAAAAACAGCTGAAGGACTGCGGAGCCGATCTTCTGCACTATCAAGAACTTTTGGACGATTATATTTTTTTCTTCGGCATGGAGAGGAAAATGCAGGCTGCTGTAAAAAAACAGGGCTTGACCGTCACCGCAGTAAGCGCAGCCGGGAAAGAATACGACAAGGAAAACCCCGCAATAAAGGCCGCCGCCCTGTATAACCAGCGTATGCTTCACATCTTGCGCGAAATGGGGCTGACAACGGCAACTTGCAGGCCGCCAGAAACCGACGGAAGCGGCGACCTGGGATGAATCCAAGAATACAAGCCTATATTGACATTGTGGAAAGCGGCGAAATACCGATGTGCCGCGAACAGCTGCTGCTTATCAAGCGTGTAAAGGCTGCGTTTGAGAATGAGAAAATACACGTCGATGACGAACAGCTGGAACGTTATATGGGCCTGCAAAAATATTTTGAATACAAACTTTTACCATGGGAAGAATTTGTTTTTGCACTGCATAATTGCACCTACACAGAAAGCGGCGCACTGCGCTGGCCTATTCTGTTTATTGAGGTTGGACGCGGCGCTGGAAAAAACGGCTACCTGGCCTATGAAGATTTTGCACTTGTCACCCCCATAAACGGGGTAAAGCATTACAACATTGACATTTTCGCCACGGCGGAAGACCAGGCCCGCGCGACCTTCGACGACATATACGAATTGCTGGACGGGAACAAGCCTTATTTTCAAAAATTCTTTACCTGGACAAAAGAAGAAATTGTCAACAAGGCGACCATGAGCCGGATAAAATACCACACCAGCGCCCCAAAGACAAAGGACGGCGGGCGGCCCGGCAAGGTGGATTTTGACGAACTGCACGCTTACGAAAATTCTAAGCTAATCGACGTTGCGGTGGGCGGCCTGGGCAAGCGACGCCTTCCCCGCCGCACATTCATAACCACACAAGGCGACGTGCGCGACGGCCCGCTGGACAAGTACACGGCCAGGGCTGAAAAAGTCCTTGAAGGCAACACCCCGGACAGCGGCTGGCTGTATTTTATATGCCGCCTGGACAGCGACGCGGAAATTATGCAGCCGGAAATGTGGGGCAAGGCAAACCCGTCTTTGTACGACCCAGCACGCACCGAACTGCTGGAAGAAATCAAACTTGAATTTGAGGAATACAAGGAAGACCCGGCGGGGCACGGCGCTTTCGCAACCAAACGCATGAACCGCCCGCAGGGCGACAAGGAAGCCGAAGTCACCAGCTGGGAAAATATTCTTGCAGCTTCCCGGCCTATCCCGGAAGGAATCGGCCTGGAAACGCACCCGGCGGTTTGGGGCGTTGACTACGCCAGCACACAGGACTTTGTTGCCGCTGGCGTGCTGTGGGAAATCCAGGGAACTTATTACTGGATAACGCACACATGGGTTTGCGCACAAAGCAAGACACTTTCGCGGATCCAGTTTCCGCTTGCCGAAGCCGAAGCGCGGGGAGAATTAACGATGGTAGACGCGCCAGAGATCGACCCGGAAACGCCGGTCAACTGGATAGTAGAACAAAGCGAAAAATACAATTTGTTGCTGGGCGGCATTGACCATTACCGCTATACCCTGCTGTCAAAAGCCTTCGCTTCGGCGGGATTCAGCACCGACAAGCGCACCGGCAACGTAAAGCTAACATACACGCCGGAACAATCCCAGGTTGCGCCCATCATTACAAGCGCGTTTACAAGCCAACGCATTGTTTGGGGCGACAGTATGCTAATGCGCTGGTACACGAACAACGCCTGCCGCCTTATCGACAAGCGCGGCAATATATCGTTTGGAAAGTATGAGCCTAAGAGCCGGAAAACGGACGGCTTTATGGCAATGGTTGCGGCCTTCGTGGCTGCCGTTATCAAGCAGGACGAAATGCAGGCGGCGGACTATTCTTCCGCCGACCTGCCGGACGTTTACACCTACTAAGCCAACGGAAAGGGGGTGAAATATTGAAATTTGCAAACTTTGTAAGCAGTTTGCTGGACCTGGCCCCGCGCGACGCTTCGGGAAACATCGTCCTGCAAGGTGCAACCGCAGAGCAGCGGTTGAATGTCGAAGAACTGGCTATTTTTTCGACCATTGACCTGATTGCTTCGGCAGCTTCCTTGTGCGAGTGGCGCACCTACCAGGCTGGAGAGCGCAAAAAGGGCGAAGACTGGTACAGCTTCAACGTGGAGCCAAACCAAAACCAAAACGCTGCGGAATTCAAGCGCCTGCTTGTGGCCCGCCTGCTGCGCTTCAACGAAGCGCTGGTTTTCGAGCGCGGCGGCGCGCTGTACCTGGCCGACAGCTTCACACGAACCGAGTACGCCTTCCGCCCGTGCGTGTATACCGGCGTTACCTGCAACAATTTAACGCTTTCCTACACGCTTACGGAGCCGGACGTGTTTTATTTCCGGCTGGCAAACCAGGACGCTGCCGCACTGCTGGCGAACCTGCGCGGCCTGTACAGCGAAGCAATGAAGGAAGCGTTGGACAAGTACAAGAAGTCGGGCGGGCGCAGCGGTATACTGGAAATTTCCGGCCAGGCCCGCGGCAAAAAGACGTTTGAAACCGATCTGGACAAGCTGATGAACGAGCGATTCAAAACGTTTTTCGAGAACAAGAACGCCGTGCTTCCCCTGCTTGATGGCTTCCACTACGTCCCGCAGGACGGAGCAGCCACGCAGAAGGGCGCAAACGAAATAAGCGACTTGGACAGCCTTATCAAACAGGCCCAAGACCGCGCCTGCAACGTCTATCACGTCGCGCCCAGCCTGCTGCGCGGCGAAGTCACAAACATTGACGAAGCTATCCGCAGCACGCTGTCCTTCGGCGTAAAGCCGCCGCTGCGGCTGATTGAAACCGAAATCAACCGAAAAGCCTACGGCAAGGACGTGCTGAACGGCTGGAAGATGATGGTTGACACTACGCACATTCGCCTTGTGGACGTTTTCGACGCGGCGGCGCAGGCCGACAAGCTGGTGCAGGACGCGCTTTATAGCGTAAACGAACTGCGCGAAAAGTTTGAAGACGACCCGATCCCCGAAAGGTGGGCAAGCGAATACAACCGCACCAAAAACATGGAAAAAGTACAGCCGCAGGCTGCGGCACCGAAAGGAGGTGAGAAGTAAAAAATGAGAATCGGAATGGAAGCAGTTATGCAGGCCGGAACGACTGGGAAGGCGTTCAATTTTTGGCTGGTGGACACTATCGCCCCCGACCAAAAAACGCGGAACTGGTACACCGGCGAGGAGACCACCGTGGAAAGCAAGACAAGCCAGCGCTACTTCGTAGATAACCTGAACGGCGCGGCGGCTGGCGACACCGTGAACCTGTATATCAACAGTGTGGGCGGAAGCGTAAAGGAAGCGCTGGGAATTTACAGCACCCTGCGCCGCTGCCCCGCCACTGTAGTGGCATACATTGACGGATACGCCGCTTCTGCGGCTTCTGTCATTGCTATGGCGGCGGACAAAATTATCATGCCGCGCAATACTTGCATGATGGTACACAACGCCGCCGGTCCGGCCTACGGCAACGCAACACAGCTGCGCAAGGCTGCTGACGACCTGGAAGTTATCAACCTGGCGGCAATTCAATCCTACATGAACAAGGCGGGCGACAAGCTGCCCGCCGACAAACTGTCGGAACTGCTGAACGCGGAAACCTGGCTGACTGCCGAAGACTGCATAGAGTACGGCCTGGCCGACGAATACGCCGACACGGACGCAGACCTTGACGAAGCAATTCGGCAATACCGCGCCGCGATGGAAGCCGCCCCGCAAATGCAGCTTGAAAAGGCAATGCCCAGTTTCATGCCTGCCGCCAAAGCCCCCGAAACCGCCCCGCCGCCCCCGGCGGAACCTTCCCACGCTTCCCCGGCGGAAGCCGCCGAAGGGAAAAAGACCAGCGCAATTTTTATGCTGCTGGAATCCATGACAAAGGAGTAAAACAACAATGAGAAGCAAAGATCTTATCGCAAACGCCAAGAAGGCGAACGCTGCGACGCTGGCCGCCGCCTTCCAGACCGGCGACGAAACCAAAATGACCGAGGCCCTGGCGACCTTCTGCGGCGACATCGAGGAAGCCGTTCTGCAGCAGGCCCAGCAGGAAGCCGACGAACGCAACCAGGACACTGCCATCATGGCCGCCCGTGGCGTTCATGTGCTTACCAGCGCGGAAATGAACTATTACACCGAACTGGGCAAGTGTGTCAAGTCGGGCGATCCCAAGATGGCCATTACCAACTTCAAGGTTGCCATGCCCGAAACTGTGATCGACGGCGTTATCGGCACCATCAAGAAGGAACACCCCCTGTTGGACCGTATCAGCTTCGTGAACACCAGCTACCTGACCCGCTTCGTCGTCAATGCCGCCCCCGCTTCCGCTGCGACCTGGGGCAACATCACCGACAAGATCGCCAAGGAACTGACCGGCGCGCTGAAAGACTTCAACATGACCCTGCTGAAGCTGTCCGTGTTTATGTGTATCAGCCAGGACCTTGTTGATCTGGGGCCGCAGTACCTTGACCAGTACGTCCGCGAGAGCCTGTCGGAAAGCATTGCAATGGCCCTGGAAAGCGCCATCGTGGACGGCGACGGCAACGGAAAGCCCATTGGCATGACCCGCGATATTTCCGACACCGCCAGCGTCGTGGGCGGTGCATACCCGCGTATGACCGCCGTCAAGCTGGACAAGCTGGACCCTGCACCCCTGGGCAACATCGTGGCAAAGCTGGCCCGCGACCCCGTGGACGCTACCAAGGCCCGCGCCATCGACCCCGGCGACCTGATCTTCCTGTGCAACCCGTTTGACTACTGGCAGAAGATTATGCCCGCTACTTCCTTCCGCCGCCCCGACGGCACCTGGGCGCACGACATTCTGCCCATTCCCGCAGAGACCATGCAGACCGCCGCCCTGGAAAGCGGCAAGGCCGTGCTGGGCATTGCGTCCCGCTACTTCGCGGGCCTGGGCGCAACCGGCAAAGACGGCACCATCGTGCAGGACGACAGCGTGCGCTTTTTCGAGGACGAGCGCGCCTACAAAGCCAAGTTGCAGGGCAACGCCCGCCCCTTGGACGCTTACGCCTTCGTCCTGCTGGACATTTCCGCCCTTGACACCAACCCCGCCACGCTGGTGCAGGTTGTCGCCCCTGTCGTCACCAAAGCAGAAAGCTGATAACGCGGAGGGCCTACCATGAACGAAACAGCGGAGACAGCAGCGCAGGTAAGCGACCAGCTGTACCAGGCTGTCCTGAACCGCCAGAACATAACGTGGGAGCCTGACGAAAAG